AACTCATATACTTTATCATCTTTTTTTAGTATTCCATATAGTATATCTCTTGATTCTAAGAACATTAAGAACCCTGAATATTCTTTGTCAACTAATTTATATGTACGTACTTTTGGTACATATTTTTCTTCTATAATACCATCTTCTGTATTTCTAAGTAACTTAAGACCTCTCTTTTTATTATTAGCATGTTCATATGATAAGGACAATGTTTTATTATCTAAAAAAGGTAGGTCTATATTAAATTTAATAGGTCTTAAATCTTTTATCTTTGAATATAAAGATTGATCCATTTTAATATATACCATGTCATTTTCATCACGCGTTATATTTATAGCCTTAGTTAATTTACTATTATCTGATCTTGTAAGTAAATCTAATTTTTGATTATTTATAAGCCGCGTTCTTACACTTTCTAAAGAAGTTATAGCTTCTGATGGATCTACATCCCAATCATTATCATGTTCATCACAACGTATAGTACTAACATCCTGTCTATCTTCTGTGCAACACTGACCATCTTGATATACTGAACCTTCAGGACACTCATAATTTTCACACATCCCTGTTTCTGGGTTATATATGTATGGAGGTGGACAATATGGAACTTCTAACTGTTTTGTTTTTGTAGTTAAAAAATGATTTAAACTTGGGAATGTAAGTTCTGGATGCCAGTCATGGAAAGATACCCAAGCTTTTATTTTAGGATCATAACTTACCGTCCAAGATATATCTTTAAAAAATTCTTCATTATCTAAATCAACAGGTGTTACCACATCTTCTTCATTTGGCGGAATGCATTCTGAAAATCTACATTCTACACATCCTGCAAAAACACACGGTTCATCAACATTATATCCACCGCTAATACAGTTTATACAATCCTCTTCAGTAGCTGGTGTATCCGTACCAGTAAAATACATATCAGTTCCTTCAGGACATTCACAAGTTTTACGAACTTCAGTTGTAGATTGTATTGCACTTATACCATCCATATATACATAACCATTAGTAGTATTAGAAGGAAGTGTCATATGGGGACCACCGCTAAGTCTTCCTACTCTAAAATGTATATGAGAATGTGGACTTGTAGGTATAAATGTTGCAGTATATAGAGTCCATTGTGGAGGAGATTGTGTCAATGCAGGTGATGTCCATAATATTTCACTATTATGAGTATTATTATCATATCCTAAATAAGTAGAAGACATAGGTCCATTATCTTCACAAGGACATTCATCTGATCCTCCCCATATACTAACAACTATATCAGATGTTTGGGTTTCAAACCCCTGAGTAAGAGCTATAGTCATTTGGTAAGTAGTTCCAACTGACATTGGACTACTTAATTGTTGTGATACTCCTTCTTGCCATGTTCTATAATTAGGACCCCAAGTAGGATTCAGTCCTACCCCATCTACTTGGATTGTCAACCCAATATAATTTTTACCTTGATAAGCTGGCAGCCATCCAGAGTCACCTGGTAAAGGAAATCCAATATCACAATTTTGAAAAGGTAATGTATCTGGTGTTTGCTGATTGGTGGGTGTCGTTTCCACGACGCAAGGAGGATTATCAATACTTGAAACACCTGTACCCGCAGCACTTGGATTATAATTACCAACTCCAGGACCCCTTTTACATTGGACCCATGGACCAGGAGTAAGACCTGAAGCTACAAATAATGTAGTTACCTGACCAGGAGGTTGATCATCAATTTCAAAACTAGGATTTATAACAGTAAGATCTTCTTGTGTTGAAGTTTCAGTAGTGCAAGTCCAAATAGGATCTCTAACTATATCTATACAACATTCACCATCTATTAATTCATAATCAGGTGGACATGATATAATAGGTTCTTCACCATAACATTCTGTTTCATTTACAACAACTCCTGTGTCTGGATCATATTCTAAACACTCATCATTAATAACTTCATAATCTTTTTTGCAAAAATATACTAAATCATAATTAGGATCATAAACAGACTGACAACCTACACCTGCAATAGGATTATCAACATCTACATGATTTTCCATATCAGGAAATGCACCTAATAATCTAGATGGTAAATATTTATTAAACCATTGCTTCATTCCTTGCTCAGCAATGTTTACTAAACCTTTTGTATATTGAAATATCTTACCTTGTTGCTGAGATATAAAATATAAACCAGATGGTGTATTAATTGCACTACGTGAACTTTCACAAGATCCATATTCATGTGGTAGATCAGCATTAACTACATTTTGAGGTCTTTGATTAAATAAACCTCCATCACCTAAAATAATATCTCTTTGTCCAGCTTGTAAAGTATTTATACCTGACCACATAACTGGAGCTAAATGTGGAAACAATATCATTGCTCCTGTCTTATTGATAGGTTTAATTGTATTAATAGAATTTTTAAAATCTACATAATCTTGTGGCAAGAAAATTCTCCACATGTCTTGTGTAGCATCAAGCATTGCTTGCCTTGAATATATAAGTCTTTTAGGATAATGAACCCAGCATTCTTCTGCTATAAATGGATCATATGTAGGATCCTGTATAAAACCATAAGAAATGTTTTGTGTAAACATTTGATCCTTTTGTAGTGAATTATCATATCTAAAAAAGTTTCCATTCTTTATTATTTTTGCATGAAATAATTCTGTTAGATCTGCAAACTCATCTGTATCATAATGTCTCTTACCTAACTCATCTCTCCAATCTCTATAACCTACATTTATTTTTGTCTCTACAAAAAAGTCATTTGCACCACTACAATGAGTGTACATATAACGGTGTTTGATTGTAAATAAACCATCACCAGCAGGTGGACCTTCATATGTAGTTCCACCACCAAAAGCAGGTACACCACCAAATGGATCATCTTCAGTTGCTACATTATCCTCACTAGTATCAGAAAGTTGGTTTCTATCTAAATTATGCAATGCAGAAGGTACACCAGGATTAGTAGGATCATTAGCCCAAGTAAATGATAAAGATGTAATTGGTTGTACTATACCTGATAAATTATATCTATCACTATTATACCAAAATCTTACATAAGGTACATTTTGATGATAAAAATAATTAAAGTTGTAACCATCTGGTTGACCCATTAAAAAGTCCCAAAAGAAAGGCATAATAACTTTCTCACTATATCTAGCAATATAAGAATCACCTCCAAATATTACTTCTGTTGTATCATCCTTTTTAATTTTTCCTGTTTCATATATTTCTTCTGCTACATCATCAGTGAGAGCTTCATCTGTTTTTTTAAGAATAAAAGGTCTTCCTGAAGGAATTTGCCTTATACCATCTAGTTTACCATATTGATTAGGATTATCTACTTTTAAACCAACATAGTGAGCTGCAATTCTACTTGATATAGGAGCAGTAAAATTACTAGATACCCAAGCATCACCTATTTGACTTAAAATAAATTTACTATTATCTTGAAGATTGTTAGGTAAAACAGCAGCTACTGATAAATTTGGTAAATTAGTTTCACTATTAAGTACTACAGTTCTAGGTCTTTGTAAGTTATTTATTCTAAAATTTGAACCACCTACAGACATATTTTGAAAACTATTTGCTAAATATCTAGCTTGAACTAAACTATGTCTTGCTCTACCAACAACTGGTACTTCTTTACTATATAAACCATATGAGTTAAATTTTAATGCATAATTTTGAAAACTCATTAATTCATATATCAAGTCAATAATTTCTTGACCACCTGTAGTCATTAAGTTTAAGAATGACATTATTTTAAATACCTGACCTATAAATCCAGGTGAAGATTTATATCTACTATCTTCAAACTCTACTTGTTTTTGAGGACCAATATGTCCTGGTACTTTTTGAATAACTTCTTCTTGTGCTGTTTGATCTGCTTGTATACTACCGTCAACGTTTACTGCAGAAGATATTACAGGGTTCATTGCAGTATTTACATCATCTGTTGTATCTTGTGTAGTACCAGGTATAGCAACACCAGCAGTAGAAATATTTTGAAACTGTTCTGCACTTACATTAGGAGCTGGAGGTATGCTAATACCATCTGATTGTTCAACATTTGATTGTCCATCTTCCATTGCAGTTGCATTTGCTGCTGCATTATCAGCTGCAATTGAACCTCCAGCTGCACCAGGAGCTGCACCATCTAATGCATTTCCTGATCCATCTGTTGCTACGTCTTCTGTTGTTTCACCAGTAGTATTTACATCACCAGTAGTAGATGTGCCCCCAATAACTCCATTAAAAGGGCCAAGACTAATAGAACCACTTGAAGTGCTAAGATCATACGAATCTTCTGTATCAAATTTTGTATCAGCATAAGGACCTGGATTTTGACCAATAGAAAGAGCTGTAGCATTTCTCATTATCTGTTTCTTACGGCCACGCATTTCCATTATTGCGTAACCTGCTCCAATAACAAGAGCTATAATAGCACCAATATTTCTTATTAACTTATGACCAGGATGATCTTCAGAAGTTTGAAATCTTCCAAGAGAAAAACCACATGTTGGTCCATATAGTTTTATTTCTTGAGCTCCTAAAAAAGGTCTATTAAAAGATGTATCAGGAGAATGATAAGTAAATATTTTATGAGAATATTCATCAAGCCCAACATAATCTTTATCTTTTATTACTTCAGTTTGACTTAAATATGGATCAACACCTAAATCATTATAAGGGTAGTTTGGAAATAAACCTTGAACTCCTAAAGCTGATTCTACACTTTGTGATTCTGATGTTTTACCAGACTTACTTTCATTATCAGGTATTCTGTATTTTTGCATGTTCCTTATCAGACCTTTTGATACAATAGATTCTGATCCAGTTCTGTCTCCTGTTAATATCTCATAACCTACAATATTAGGAATAGGTAAACCATCATTATCAACAGGCCATGCAATATTACCAAACTCTACACCAAGAACATATATTCTTTTATTATCTGCAGAACTTCTTGCAGTAAAATTTTCTGGTTGATTTATCATAGTTTGCTCATCAGGCATTTTATGATGTCTTATTGGTTTACTACATAAATCACACCATCTAACAGGATCGTTGGGATATAACTCTGTAGACTCCCAATATCCCATTGTACCTTTTGCTCTAACTATACCACCATCATATACTATACCACCAACATCAAGTGCAGCATCATAAGAAGCTGTATTAATAACTTGCCAATAACTATCTTCTGTATATGCATTTAATACCTGACTTGCTGGAGGACCTGCAAGATCATCTTCTGTAGCTTCACGTCCTGGTATATGATAAGATCTTGATTTATCACCTGTATTATATATCCAACGTATAAAAAATGCATACTGCTCATCTCTCATAAACGTAGGATTATGACCTCCTTGTTTATAGTAATCTGCAGGATATTCTACAGAAACCCAACGTGTTTCTATTTTATTTGCTAAACATTGATAATTAAAATTAAAATTTTCTCTAGGACCTGTTCTAACTAAATATTCATTTACCACAAACATCTTATCAGATCTCTCTATAACAGGATTATATTCTGGCAAACGTTCTTTTGGTACAGTTATACCAATATCTTCTAAGTTACCTATAGTAATAAAATCTTGTTCTGTGCTATAAAAACCAATATCTTTAGCTTTTTGAACACCTTGATTATTTGAAAGTATAACTAATCTAAAACCTTCAAATCTTGTATCTAAATTTGAAAGTTTAATATTTAAAGCAGAAGAAGGACTTTCATGATCAAATAGTGCTTGAACATTAGAAGCATAATAATCTCCAATTTTATTTTCGTTTACAGCATAAGCAATAAATGCTTGATAAGAACCATTAGGAAGTTTACCACCTGTTTTAGATTTTTCTAATACTATAGTTGGTGTTTCAATTAAAGGTGCTAATCTAATTCTTTCACAATCTAATTGTAATGGTAATATGTTTTCATATTCTACACAATCTTCTCCTTCATTAGCTATCTGCTGCATGTATGGTATATTATCCAAATTAAGCGTTCTAGAAGGATTTAAACCATCATCCCAATATACTTGCCAAGAACAATCAAAATTCTCTTTAGACGCCCCTGTAATTAAATAACGTTTATCAAAACTTAAACATGGATCATTTACAATAGCTTCATAAGTACATTGACTATCATCAAATAAACCTATCTCACATGCTTCATCATCTGTAGAATATATAACCCATTTATCACCATATAAATGAATACCACCTATTACAGTGTAAGGAATTTGTGCACATATTTTATTTGCTTGTTCATTAGAAACTGTACCTGCATCACCAGCTTTTGTATTATTAATACAATTTATACAATGTGTCCAAACATCTTTACCCAAAACAGTAGGGTCCAAATCTTTCTGCATACCTTTAACAAAGATCCTTGTATCTTTATTAGAAGTATTTTGAAACTGTGGGGGCTTTGGTATATGGCCTTTCTGTTTGTTTGACATAATACTTTATCTTAGTGTTGGATGACTTTTAAACATATTATAATAATTATGATACTGCGCTTTTCTATTTGTTTCCCAAATTTTTTGGAAATCTTTAAAGTTACCAGTATTAACAAAACCTAATGCAGTATTCCTAGCAGCTCTAAGCTTTTGCTCAATTAATCCTAATTGTTGAGAAACTTGCTCACCATTAAATAACATGTTTTCAAGAATTCTTTGTTTTAGTGCATATTCATAATACTCATTACAATACGGATGATCTAATACCAATAGATTACCTTCTGTATCTTCCATAGCTCCTTGATAACTTAAATAAATTTTACCACACTCAAAATTAGTTAATAAATAACCATCTTTAACTTGTGCTATATCTGCTGATTGCACACTTAAATTAGGACAATCACAAACTACAGAATTATTATGTTTTATTCTTAATGGAAAAAACTCTGTAAATGTTCTATATTGTTCCCCACCTGTATACTGTATAACCATATATCCATCTTGATTATCACATTTTTGTACAGTACACACATCTTTGCATGTAGGATCATCACAAGGGCCTATATCACCCCCATCAGGATTTGGTACATATTGTTTATGTGTAGTATCTACATGTGTACCAGATGGTGGTGTATTAGATACTTTATATTCTCCACAAACCCATGCATAGTTTAAATATGCAAAATCATCTGGAAGTTTAGATTTAAAATGATTAACATCTATAACTTCTTCTTTTGTTCTATGTATTTTTAATCCAAGATCGTAATTAACTCTAGTTGCAACTTTAATTAATTGCTGAGGCTCTATCATACCTTCTAAAGCATATGTGCGGAAATCAATACTTACATCTTCTAGTAGTTGATTAAAAGTTCTATATTTATGTGATACACTATCTCCCATTATCTATTTACATTTTGTTTGTTATCTGAATCTTCTGAAGGAACTTTCAGTGTCATCATTAATTGTTGAATTACTTGTTGTTCTATTTCTGCAAATAAAAATTCTGGTACATAAAAATGTTGTTTATACCTAGGTATGCAATTGTCTTCTTCTTCACAATTCCATTTTGATATATCACCTTCAAATACACCTTCAACTTTTATTGCTTCCCAATCTACATTAGGCAGATACATATAACCATTTAACCACCAAAAATATTTTGTTTTGTTATATTTAAATGATGTAGTTTTTGACATAGAAGTATACGTACCAGGCTGTGTGGGACTAAGCTCTATAGAACCATCTATAGAAGATACTGTTCTAATTAACGGTCCCCAATAACCTTCCATAAATATTGGAAGTTTAAGTTTACTTCTCATTATAGTACAACCACTTTTCATACCACTACAACCTGCTTCTATTTTATCTACCTCTTCTAATTCTACATACGGTAGTGTTTGCCAAATGCTATTAAATTTCATTAGTTTATTAGCATTGTCTTGTCTTCTCATTAAAACCTGTGCTGACTTTAGAATTAAACTATATAAATATCTATCAGTTACAAAAGCATCTTCTATCTCTGCTTTTACTTGATTTCTAACTCTAGATACAACATCACCTATGGTTGTCATATTATTTATTTTTTATTTTTATACATCTCTGCTACTCTCTTTTTGTTCTCCATAATAATGTACTTATTCCATTGTTTTGGATACTCTTGAGCTACAGATCTTTTAAATTGTCTAACTGCAGTAAACTGCCATAATTCTCTATTCCTAAATCTATATTTAGTAGAATAGTTTGTATAAAATATTTTAGCAATCTTTCCGTCAGTTTCCCAATTTTTATTTTGTAATACTTTACCATACTGCTTTGAAAGTGCATAATTTGTATTAACACTTTTAGAAGATGGACAAGTACCAATAAATAAATAACCTAAAGAATCTGGTAATTCTACACCATTCCTATTATTAATTACCTCTTTCCAAAGTTTCTCATTATATAACTTAATAATATTTTTAAGTTTTGTATTATCTATATTTCTGTATATAGGATACTTTTCTTTAAAATCATTAATAAGATCCACATTTAATAAACTTAAAGTTTTTTCTCTGTATCTAGGTTTGTTTAAATCTGGAGCTTTAAAATTACTTATCATATTACTATACATTATAATTTACAAAAAAAAGAGGATTAATAAAAGTTTTACAACAGATAGATTAATCTGGTGAATATGTTAATTCACATATATTACCTTTAGTGTAATCATGAAGTTCTATAACACCTGAACGTTTAGATCCAACAAATTTGTTATGATAGTGCCAATAGTCTGTTCTAGAAAGGCTTGGTAATATCTTTAACATAAAACCTGTACGTTCATTTGTAGTTATATATTCTACTTTCTTTTTATGATGTAAATGGCCTGTAAATAAAGTTCTATTTGTTGTAGTACCCCATTGTTGTGCAAACTCTGTAGCATAAAGTAAAAGTGAATTTTTAGTATTTACATCTCCGTGTTCAAATGCAAAAAAATTATCACCCCAAGTATATACTTTTCTTTCAAGATATGTAGTATCCCAAAGTATATTAGAGTCATTTATAGATTTAGATAAAGCATGTGCTAAGTGAAATGAAGATAATCTATCATGATTACCTGGTATATATACAACTTGTAATTGATCACAATATTGTTTTATAAAATTAATACTCCAATGTAAAGCATTAAAAGCTTGTATATATGCATCTGTAGCTGTAGAGCAATTATCTAATGGAGTTCCGCTAGTAGTAGTACCTGCCCATGTATCCATATTCATTAGATCACCTCCTACAATGTAAAATATTTTTTTTAAGTTATGACCTGAGTGTGCTCTTTCTACAAGATCCATAATAGTTTCTTCAAAATCTTTATCTATGGTTTCATTACCTTGTTTACCAAAATGAATATCTTGTAATGATAGTATAGCACAAACATCTTTCTTACTTGAGCTCTTAATTCTTTTAACTGGTTTAAAAGTCTTAGGTTGCCAATTCTCAAGTAATTGCTCTATGTGAGCTGTATCATCATTTTTAAGCTTTGTTATTAGTGCTGATATTCGCCAGTGATCTGACATTTGTTTATTCCAATATTGTGACAACTTCCATTTTGTTGTATCAATATTTAATAGTTGTATAATTTCTTCTGCTGATTTAGGTTCTGTATGTGATATTCCAGTAACTTTTCCTTGACCTTTTTCAATGTCATATGATGATGTACAATCATCTGTAACATATCCCATGTCTCTTTCTTCTTTTCTTTTTTCTCTTTCTTCTGCATATATTTCTTTTTTTATTTTGTCAAACTCTTCTTCTGTTATCCCTAATCTTTCTGCGCAATACTCTGTATTTTTTTTCCATTTAAGTGCATTTTTCACTTTTTGTTTTAAATTCATAAGATAGCTATATTAATTAGTGTTGCTAATATATAAAAAATTGTTAATAAAAAAAAGAACCCCAGATTGATATCTAGGGTTCAAAGCGTGTGGTAGAGTTAAAACCAACAAAAAACCTCCACTTCTCGCTATTCTGTAGGTATTGTCACATATAAATCAACTGATGCAGAATCTTGATTATTTCCAGCATAGTTAGCCATTAGTCTAAACTTATATGTTGATCCTGGATTTAATGTAACCATTACATTTGTAACTGTAAATTCTGAAACTGTTGCTGCATCTAAAGGATCTGCATTTACAAGAGTCCAATCAATAGGTGGATCACCTTCTGCATTTTTATATTGAACAGTTATAGTTTCAATATAAGGATTGCCATCTTGAGAATCAGGATTAATTAATAAATTACCCCATCTTAAAGTAACACTTGTACTAGTGACACCTTTTAAATAAAATAAAGGAACCATGTAATTCCATAATGCTTGATTAGTAGGATTACTCCATAACATTAATTTTTGTACTATACTATCTAATGATTCTCCTTTAAATACACTAAATGTAGAATTAGCATAATCAACTGAATATTGATTACTTAATTGACAATCTGTAACACATTCTAAACATTGTATATCTTCACAACAATCAGTTGGAAGATCACAATGATGAGCACTATTAAGATATTCCGGAGATATACTTAAACTGCCTGTGTTACATCCGCAACCAGCTGGTGTTATATGTGTTTTGCAATTATTACAATGTGCCATTTCTTTATTATTTAATTATTAAGGACAAGTTGTTGTTCCACTCCATCCTACTGTTTTTGTATATAAAGCTACTGTTTTACCTGAAGCTCCAGTATCAGCTGCATAATATCCTGTATCTATTTCTTGAGCTGCTGTATTTGTACAACATCCACCTTGATTTTTAAATGCAAGTCCTGTTCCAAATACATTACCTGTTGAGTTCCATATCTCTATTGTTGCACTAGGACTACTACAAGCATGTGAAGCACCTGAAGCACTATAACGCCATACAGTAGATCCTGTATCACTTGTCATAACTTTACAAGGCGCATCAGCTGGAGGACAATCTAATACAAAACCATTGTTAAATAAATTTGGACCATTACCAATTATATCTAAAATCATATTAGAACTAAATGAATCATCTTGCTCAAATGTAAAGTTTGTAGTAAATTTTAAAGTTGTTAAACCAACTATTGCTGTTCCTGCTGATGTATTACCTGAATAAGGTTGTATAGCAGGTGCAGTTCCATCAAGTATATAAGGTTTAAGATTTACTGGGAATTTTACTTTTCCTGCTTTTATACCATTATATTCTGCAAGTAATACATTCTTACCTAATAATGCAGTTGCCATTTGTAATACTGTTGCTGCACTTTCATTTGTAGATCCTGTAAGTTTAGGAACTAAAATTTGAACATAATTAAAATCAGCAGCTGTAGTTGTACCAAATTGTCTAAATCCTGGCATATTAGAACCTCCCCATGTTGAATTAGTAGTAGCATTCTTAATATCTTGTAATGCTTCATAATCAGCTAAATAAGTTGATGTAGGAGCAAATGTTGTTCCATCTGATAAAAGAGCATTACCATAATTACCATTTAAAGAAGTTGTATTAGTAAATACCCATGTTACTGCAGAAGCTGGTGTATCAGACTTTGTAGCCGCAACCCAATAAGGGGGTAATGATTTAAATGAATTCCAATCAGCATGTGTTTCAACTGTCACACTACCTGAAGCTCCATTATGCATATCAATTAATGCCTTTGGTATTTTTAAATAGTCTCCAGCATTACTTCCATTAATTGGAATATAATAAATAGTACCAGTCCAAGTAGGGCAATTAATTGCTAATTGTGTTTTAGCAGCCTCAAATTGTGTTTTTATAGCATCACCTTCTGTAGATGTAAAAGAAGTTGTATCTACAAATACAAACATATTAGTATCTCTAAATGGAAGTATTTCAGATTTTTGAACTGATATAACATAATCAGCAGTTGTACCACAATCATTAGTTGCTCTTAATGTAAATGAATCTCCAGTCCAAGCTGTATCATCTGATTGTGTATTTGTATATGTCCATGATCCATCAGTACTTGTGCTTTGAGCTGAATTATATGTTAATGTTCCATACAAAGGTTCTGAAACTCTTGTCCATGTTGGAGATGTTGCACCTCCTGTATAACCTCTTAATTTAAGTTGTGTTGTTCTTGAACCTCCTGTTTTACAGTATATAGTATCTCCTGCAGAAGCTGTTACAGCAGTTAAGCCTGAACAATCACAACAAAATACTACTTCATCAATTTCTTTATTTGTTTCATCATATAATGCATATACATAATAAGATACAGCATCAGGTCCTTGTATTGTATCTACATATCTCCAACCTCCAGGTGTAGTTGTGCTAAATCCAGTTGCAGGATATACTGTTGATCCACATGTTAACATATGTGTAGGATCTATAGATATTGCATTACCACCAACTGTTTGAGCACCAGCTGCTGGAGCACATGTTATCCCACTTAATACTGTAGTTCCTTTATAAACAATAGGATTATTATCATCATCAAATGTAGCAACTGTATATGTTGTATTTACACTATCATTATAACATAATAAACTTAAAACTGATGCGCCAGATCTTACATCTGTAGTTGCAGTTTTATAATCAGTAGATATTACTTTAGCACTTGTGCATGTTGCTGTTAATGTAGAAACAGAACTTTTTGTAGAATCATTTGCTACAGAGCAACCTGATCCTGTTAATCTACTAAATACATTATATGTTTGACCAGCTACTAATCCTTTTACTACAGCTGTTACACTAGCACCAGGATTTGAATAAGTATCAACTTGAACTTGACCACCTGTAAGTGACTCTGTTATTATTTGAACTGTATAACCAGCAGTAGTGCTTATTCCACTTGCTGTATATCTAAAACTAGAAGTTGTTTGATCACTAAATGCAATAGTAGGAAATGCTACATTATTTGCTAATGCAACTACAACACTTTTAGCACATTCTGAAGCTCCATCAGAAAAAGCAAAATCTACCGTTATTTCATAATTTTCTGTAACACTTAAATTTCCAATATCAATAGTATATCCATCTTGTGTATTTTGATAAGTGTGTGTTTGTAAATATGTTGTCTTAGAATTTAAAGAAGCATCTTTAATTGTAATTAAAGAACCTGTACCTATATCTGAAAAAGTAGAAGGTACACTTAATCCTGTAAAATCTAATTTAATACCTGTTACAGTACCACCTCCACTTTTAACTAAAGAAGCTTTATAATCAAATACAATATCACTACAATGTGTCTTAGTTGAATTTTTTTGTAAATCTTTAATAGCATTTCTCATGTCTGTAGTAGTAAGCCATAAGTTTGATAAAGACTCTCCTAATGTAGCTGGTTGTGTATACCATCCAGGTAATGCAGACATAGTTCCTGTTCCATTTAATCTTCCTTCTACGTTTAATGCAATAGGTTGTCTCTTAATAGCTTCTCTTATAGCACCCGCTAAACCTGTTGCTTTTCTTAATATACCAAACTCATTTTCTAATGCAGTTAATACTACATTCATATCTTGAGCTTTACCTACATTGTTAGTTACATATTTAGGAGTAACTTTAGGTGGTACATATACAGTAGCAGGTTGTTGTTCTAACTTTCTTACTCTAGAAGCTAAACCTCTCACATTACCGCTTGATAATCCTCCACCACCCATACCATCAGGTAATACACTTTCATGACAGCAAAAGTCAAGTATATAACAAATAGCATTTCCAATTAATTCACCCCAACCACTAACTGCACCATCAGCAGGCACCCCATCTAAAGCAGCATAAAAAGCTGCATTACCACCATTCTGTAATTGAACATTAACCCCTGTAAGAGGCATTGTAGTTGTACCACCAGGAAGATAAGGTTGAATACATTTAGGAACAGGTAATGATACAGGATCATGTTCATGCGGGTGATCATGTTCTTCATCTGCGCCTCCACCATGAGGACCATGAGAACAAAGAACATTTATGATACCTTGAATCCATGCAGTTATACCACCATTTTCAAAGTCAATATTTTGATTTAAAATATCATCAACTACACATTGACCATCTATATCACCTATCTCTATATTAACAGCACCCTGTATAATATCACATATTTTCTCTGCTAATGTTGCAATTACTACACTAATGGTATCACCTGTACAAAGATCTAAACAGGATATATTAGGTCCTTGCCAAATTACACAATTTGAAGATATGGGCGTACACCCACTATTAGAATTTGATCCAGTATTACTAGGTATCATACTTATTTCTTTTAAACTAGTTTAATTTAGTATATACTATAATATACAATTTTATTTATTAACAACCAAGTTGTTTACTCGTTGAGATCCTGCCAATCACACAGTTCCTTTTTTATAATAGCACTTTCTAATTGATCCAAACTACAACAAGAAGTTATTCCAAACCTTCTGGCAGAAAAATCTTTATAAACGTAATCAGCAAATTTTTGATTAATTTCTATTTTCTTTATTATATTTTGATCAGTGGAAGCCATTATTATTTACAACAAGAATCACAAGTTATTTTATTTAATTTCTTTAAAGCAAAATTATATAGATTCATTCCTTCCATAGGACTGTGGCAATATTCTACTTTTGCTATTGCTGCATCTATCATAGTTCTAACATACTTTAATTCAGATATCATAAACTTTTTATCAGATGTAGGTTCACAAGGAGTTATATCTAACTGACATAACTTATCATAGTACTTAGCTAAGATATTGCTTACTCTTAAATGATTATATTCAACATAAGCTTTATCATGTGGTTGTACTCTATATCTAACAACATATATTCCATCAGGAAGATCATCTTGTTGTGTATCACAATTTTGAGTTTGTAATCCTAAATCACATGCATCAAAGTTTATATTAAAACCAGCACCAACCATAATTGATGCAGGAGAACTAAAACCAGGAGGTAATATTAGTAACTCTGGATCATTAACACCCATAGCACTTGCATAACTACTTGTATCAGAAATAGTAAATATTTTTTTGTTTGCAACTAAAGGAATTTCTAAGCTTAATATATGTTCAGCGGCCATTATATCTGTTATTTATATAAATCTATATAGATAATATACAAAAAATATTAACTATATAGAAATAAAAAAGGGGTAGAATTTACTCTACCCCTTCTTAAGTATAAGAACACTAAGTATTATACAGTCTCATTGGTTACACCTGCGTGCAACGCAATCCTATCAAACATATCAGATAATGTTCCAATATCTGCAGCATTACCATCTAATGCATAGATAGTATACAAATATTGATCATTATCAAACATACCAGAAGGATTATTAAACCTTGGCACAACGTGCTGCAGTTTAAACTGATAATATTGTGCAGTTGAACTAAATGTATCTAAAACATCTTTAGAACCTTCTATCTCTCTAATTCTAGAAGAATTACTAGCACCTTGGCTAAATGGATTCTGTCTATAATTTTCAGTTAATAGAATGTCATTCAATGCTTTAACACCATTACCCATTTCTTGAACAGGAGCAACAGACTCAGTAGCTGGATCACCACCAGTAGCATTACCACTATATCTAAATAATAGTTTACCATTAGTAGTTGGATCAACACCATTATTAATAGTATCACCTGTTAGTAATATTTCTTCATTTTCACAAATATCACAAGTATCTCCTGAATCATCAAGAATATCAGCGTGTACTAATAATGGTTCAACATTAGTCCAATCTCTAGTATCAAATGAACATGTTCCAAATGTAGTATCTACAACACCCATGTATAACTTTAGTCTTGCACCATCAGCTGCATCCCAAGTATCTTCACATGCTACAGAATCATATGCAGATGTAGCTGTATTATTAGCTGTACTAATTGCATAATCTGTCCAAGCACCACCAGTGTTTGTTGTTACTGAGAAAAAGTCTGCTTGAGTTGTATCTATCATTTTTGATAAAATTGGATCTCTAGCAATTTCTTTTGCCCATTCATTAACTACTTTTTTAACATCTAAGAAAGAACCAGCTGGAGTTGTATCTGCAGCATTACAACAATCACATTTAGCACTAAACATTACATTTCTATAAGCATTGTGCCCTAACAATCTTAGTGCATCAGCACCTTTAATGTCAATACGTAATTGCGGACTAGATCCACAAGGAAAACAACTTTTACTGTTAGCAGCAGACATTATTACAATTTCTGCAACTTGTGAAGTACCAGCGTTACCGTTAATTTCTTTCATCATGTTAATGTGTCTAAACTGAATATCTTTAGACTTAACTGACTCTAAGTAACCACCGTGTAAAGGATTACCACCTAAAATATCTTTAACTGTTGCAGAAGATGCATTTCTAAATGAACCTTGAGCAATTAAAAATTTCTTTGGTGATCCTTGAAAGTAACCACTTTCATCTGCACCACCTGGTAAATCAGCAGCAGCAATGTATGCTCCTGTTAACTCAGATATTTCTGTAGCACCAGGTATACATTTGTAAGCAGCAATTGTAGCAGCAGCAGATAAGTCAGTATAAGTATCAACATTGATTAATGCAAGATCACCTGCAGTAGTCAAATCAGCAGGACCTTTAGTATTATCTACTATATGGTCTGCCATATAAAACGCTTTTTGATAAGCGTGGTTAAAATAACTCATAACTTAAATTTTTAAAATTAATAAATAAAACAATTTGGTTTCTATATATATAATATACAAAAAATTATCAAACCATAAACCTCTTTATATAATAAATAAAATACCCTATAATAGGTGTACTTATTAAAATAGTTATTAGATTTAGATGTGGTTCACCACAAATACCTAATGCATGTTTAATAAATTCTAGCATATTAATTATTTTTCTCTGATTGATTTTCACCTCTAGCAAACTGATTTCCATCTGAAATATCACCAGCTATTATAGCACAAGTGTCATCAATTAAAACTTCTACAATATCATCTTTAAATTCACATTCAATATTTTCTAAAGATTGTTCACCAGTATAGGGATCAATACAACCTTGTATTTCAATATATCTAGGCTTTCTATAATATATAAAAGTTATAGGAGTAGCTATTTCAAAATCTCTTCTCCATATTCTCAACTTTTTATTTTGCAATGTTACTACAGTTTCACCCCATTCAAAATCAGGTCTTTTTAATGGATCTCTAAGTATTAAATCTATATTAGCAACTTCTGTTAAATATACTGTCATAGATCTATCTCCTGCATATCCTAAAACTCCTTCCGGATTACTAGAAAGATTATAAAGTTCATGAGGTGGAGGAGGAGGTGGTGGTGGTGGACGATCAACCTCTGGTTCATTATTAACAGGTAAACCTTTACCACAACAATCATTAAAAGCCTCACACTTAATTCTTTTAAACTCTAAATAAGTATTATCATATATTTCAGCTATATCAACTTCATAGTATCCAAATTCACTTGTAGTTCCCTCATTTGGATTTCCAGGATTAACTGGAACTGGTACATATTGTACATCATTACCATTCATTGATTCATGAACAAGTAATATTTCTAGATCATCAACTCTCCTTTTAGATGCTTCATCACCAGCACCACGTGTATTAGTACCATGTAACTGTCTTCTACACCAAGATACTTGCGCTTTATTAAAAGCTTCAATCATTTGCCAACACTCTAAATTATCAAAATCAAAACTAGCTAGCTTATTTAAACGTTGTTTTATCTTAAGTTGTAAAGTATTATTATCCATTATTTATATTTTTTACTTACAGTTATATCTGTTATATGAGGACATCTACTTGAATCATCATTATAATCCCATAATGCATATTGAAAATCAAATTCTTTTGCAGATTTAACAATATTTGTATTTATACATTTAATTACTTCATCCCTTGTATCCGCTGTTATTGTTAATTGAATAACTATAACAGCATTTGTTGCAGGTGTAGAAGCATCATTAAATATTAAATCTATACTAGTTCTAGAAAGACTATTAATTTGTAATAGCCTTTCTACATCTAGCATATACATTTCTGTATTACTTTTTTCAACTTTTATAAACATTAGCTATTCCAATATTTTTCAACTTTCATTAATAAATTATTTAATATCTCTTCATTTAAAGGATCCATTAAATATTCAATAACTTGTTCAGTTGTTCTACCCAACTTAGTACCACTCATAGCATCCTTAATAAAGCCTTGTTCACTAGTTAAAAAGTTATAAAAATTAGCATCTTTAACTAATGCTGTAATTTTTAATGTTTGCAAATTATCTCTAGAAACTTTTAAAAAGTTCTTAGCGGCTGTCTCAGCATTTCTTTCTTGACCTTGTCCTATAATATAATCATCCATATTTTCATATATTATATCATTTGGTGTTGAATGAACATACTGTGTACTACCAACATCTATAACTTTAGCTACATAAAACATTTTTGTAGGATTTGTATCATACAAGTTTTGTAATGCAGCTAGTGCTCTATTTCTTAATTTAGTACCTTCAGTTCTAGTATTTGCAGTTTCTTCAATTTTATCAAGATAAAATTTCTTTTTATCATCTGTCTTTGCTTCATTTAAATTTTTAGCAACCATTGAAAAACCTCCAGCCTGAATACTAAATATTTTTATTAAATCATAAGGATCTGTTTTAGGATCTAAGTAAACAGGTTCGTTACTTAACTTTAATGTAATCTTACTCCAAAGAGTATCATTATCTGGTTTAAGTAATCTTACATTATTCCAAAAATCAGGATCCTTTGGATCTATAATGTTAGATGCTAACTCAGCTTCTAACTGTGCTACAGCACCTCTTATCTGTCCTACTCTAGCTTCTCTTTCTTTAGGAGGTAGCATTTTTACTTCTGGAGCAAACTCATTAAGACCTGTTACGTATCTCTTTACTCCATTTATTTCTAAACAAGACATTTCTTCAACGTGATAAACACCTTCATGTAGTGTCATCCCATAATTTTCTAATCCCATATTTTCAAAATTAGGATCAAAATAAGGTCTTATTGCAATGGTTTGTTCTTTATCCAAACCATATTTTTCCATAAGAGTTGTAGCTCTTGTTTCTTTTTGTTCAACTGTTTCTTTTTGCTCAACTGTTTCTATAACTTCTTCAATTGATTGTACAGCTTCTACATCTTTAGTTTTAGTTTTTTTCTTTGCCATTTTAAAAGGTTTTTAATTATTATTAGTTTATTAAAATTTAAAAGAGGGATGCTAAGATCCCCCTTTCAAATTCAGTACATATTAGAATGAACCTCCAGTAACTGGATTCTTCATAACAATCTTCAAGACTTTAGTCGGGTCTTTTACCCATACAGCAGGCATGGTTTGAGTCATATAAACTCTATACCCATTGAAGTTACCAGAAGAAGCAAATCCTTGAGTTCTTCCCATATAATCCATAGTTCCATTTTGATAGAACCACTTTAATTGATTATCCCATGAAAGTTTCAATAAGTGAATATTGTCATTACCTTCATCAGTTACATCAAAGATTATAAATGAATAAGAACTTAATGGACGTCCGTCTACCATTGGATTCTCAATATCATTAGTATGTAAGTTATCAAATGCAGGATTCAGAACAAACTGACAGTTTGCTAAGAATGGAATTACAAAAGATGTGAACGCAAATCCATATCCTAAGTCCATTCCAGAACCTGTAACAATACCGTTCTGCTCAGCATTAATAACATAGTTAGATCCAAGTGAATTAGTTACATCAGAAGAGATAGCTTTGTTAACCATTTGCATACCACCAATACCAGTTTGTACAACAATTGTACGCTTTGGATCTGGTCCTTCTAATTCAACTTTACCTTGGTAGAAATTATATAACTCATTCTTAAACATATCTAAGCTAAAGCTTCCTTTATTATAAACACGTTTGTATGAATTATCTAATTGCTTCCAAAGACCAACAGACATTCTAATGTCATCCGGTCCATCTTGTTTCACTCTACCTCCATGTCCCCACATTAAGTATGTCTCAATGTCAGAAGCAACCTTAGAAAGGTGTGAAGCTTCTAGATTAGTAAGGAAAGTTCTAGAAAGATTACCATTATCAAATGCTCTCTTTACATAGTCTTTACCCATAATCTCAACCATACTTTCTAATGAAGAAACAGAAGGATCAATGTTTTTATCAAAAGATCTCCAAATCTCTGTAACAGGAACAGTACCATCAGCATTCATTCCTCCTTTAAGCATTAAGTCTGCTCTAGAAGAAATAGAATAGTGAACATGTGCTTCCGCTCCACCAACAAAGTTATAGAATTCTCTAAAACCATGTTGAGTTGTAAGATCTGAGAATCTTTCACCATACTCACCACGTGCTGAACCTTTTCTGAAGTACTTAGTACCTACAGTTCGGTATTTAGCAGCTAACGTAGCAGTATTTGAATTATTAACAAGTTGAACAGTATAGATAAATCCATCACCTGCTGGTACTATATCATCAGCAGTAATGTAAAGCTCTACACCATTGTACTTGTCATAAGTAATTATATCACCATGTCCAAACTCACGTTTGTTAAACATTATGGTGAACTTTAAACCATCTGCACCTACAGCACCAGATTCTAAATCTTTTACTACGTAGGGCAAATCTTGATTAACAGCCGTTTGCCATTTATACTCACCACGTGCGTTATCCACCATGATTGTATTCTTTCCACCAAATGACGCTAATTGATATAAAGGCATTTCTACCTTTTGAGCCATAGCCCAAATATCAATAGGACCCATATCCATTGGTTCAGTAGAACCTAGCATTTGAGTTAAGTGATAAGAATCAACATGTGAACTCGCATTATAGTTTGTATCCCTGAGAAACAAGCCATTATTTAAAACTGGAGTTGCCATAATTTAAACTTATTTTTATTTGTTATTACTAATTAATTAATATATTAAAACCTCTTAAATATATTTTGTTGTCTCGGCAACTTCTTTCTTGAAGCTGACCGTGTGCTTTCTTTTTCTACAATACCTGTTGAAGCATTTCCTTTTTGAGCTTGAGCAGTCTTTAATTTCCTAACTGTTTTTTCTACTGCTTTAACCTCACCCTTTTGCATTAATTTATTTTTAAATCCTTTTGGATCTGCTAACAACCATAATGCTTCTGCTATTAAAGGATAGTTTGGTTCAACAAACTGGTACTTCTCTAACAAGTGTCCTAACAGGTTTGTATTTTGACCTGTTATAGATGGATATGCTGGATTAACTAAACCATTATATAATAATGATTGTGTTTTTCTATCTATCTTTGTCTCTCCTACCTTTCCACCTTTTAACGTATCATAAACGTTTTTCATATAATTTTGAGATGCTTGTTGTTGTTGTTTCTTTTTTAACTCTTGCTCCTTTAATTTCTTCTCAACAACCTTCTCTTGCATTTTATCTAACTTAGGTTTAAACTTATTAGCTTGTTTTTGTAATTTTCCTAAATCTTTCCAAACTTCTATTTCTTCATTTATCTCTTCAGCATCACCATAACCTGTTGCAGTTAGATATTCTCTAATTATTGTTTCTTGTCCCTTTTCAGTTTTTGGATCTAAATCTTTAGTTTCTTCAACTTGTGATAAAGTTCTAAATAAACCTTTAAGGTCTGTACCTCCATCAGCAACATATCTTGCTGCTAATTGAAGCTCTTGTGGCAAACTTTCAAAGAACTTTTGAGGAGTTTCTCTTCTTACTTGATTTGCTTTTTCTTGCAAATTAGCATGAATTAATTCTTCCCAATCTTTAGCTGAATAATCATTTAAATCTTTTTCATCATCAAAACCTAATATCTTTTCTTCTTTTATAAGCTTTGAAAATACATCAGCTATTCCTTCTATTTTCTTTCTTCCAGGCTTTTTTGTTTCAGCCTCTTCCGTTTCTTCTTTTAAACCTAAAACCGCATCAACATCAACTTCTTCTTTAGGTTCTATCTTTTTTTCTTCTTTAGAAGCTTCTTCTTTACTCTCTACTTCTTCTTTCACTTCCTCCTTAACTTCTTCTTCTTTTTCTTCTTTAGCAGGTTCATCAACAAAACCCATATCTACTGGTTCCTTTCTGCTAAATATGTTTGGTTTCTTTTCTTCTTCTGGTAGTGTTATAGAGTCTCCTCCAGGTGCTCCAGAAAATATTTCATCTATGTTGACATCTACTTGTTCAACTTTGGTTTCAACGGTTTTATCAGCCATAACAAATTGGTTTTAATAGTTATACATATATAATATAAATATAATATTTTTAATAAACCTAAAAAATTTTTTTAAAATTTTAAATTTATGCTAGTATATAGCTAAGTTTATTTTTCCCCTCCCTTTTTCCTTTCTTTTGGTTTAGGATCATCATATTTATTTTTATTTTCCCTAGCAATTTCTAATTGTGTATTTGCAATATCTCTTTGATTCATCATCTTTTCTCTTTCTATTTCCATTTTTTGATTATCTAAAGATTGTCTTCTTAAAGATTCATCCTTTTTAAAGTCCATTTGCTCTCTATATTGCTCAGTTTGTCTTATCTCTTTCATGCTATCTCTAAAGTCACTCATCTGATTTTGATCAAGATCTGTTTGTGCTCCATAGCCAGCAGCACGTATTTCAGCAACCATAAGATCTTTTTGTCTTTCTTTTTCTGCTTCTTCTACTCTAAATGCTCTTTCTGCTTCTTGCTGTTCTTTTTGAGCTGCAATTTGTTCTTGTTGCATTTTCTCTTGAGATTGCATTTGTGCTTGTTGTTGCTGTTGTTGTTTAGCTTCAGAATCTTTAAGTATATCAGATACTTCTGCAATTGAATCTGCTTTGATTATATTTCCAAGATCATAAATACTAGCACCTGATGTGTTATTAGTCATTGCTAATTGTTTTAATTGATCTAATATAGATCTGTGATTTGTTCTTGTTGTACAGAAAATATTAAAATCTCTCATCAATAAATCTGTACCATTTATTTGGAAATTTACTTTTTCAGCATTACTTGATATATAATTTAATCTTACACTAGGTACATTACTGTGATAGTATTGAGAAAGATCAGTTCTCATTTTATGTACTCTAGGCATTAGATTATCTGAATGCTGTATAAAATATGTTTCTGTTTGTGAATAAGAAGCTTGTACTGCTTGTTGTACACCAGTTGCCGTTTGCCTAGAAATTTCTTGACCCAGTCTTTGTTGATTTACACCAATAGCTTCAAACGCTTGATTCTTAAAATGATTAGCTAATTGTATTCTTGACATCAATCTACCTGTTTGTTCCAAGTTTAATGTTTGATAATGATTAAAGTTTGTAGCATTTTCTGTATTAGTAATTGAAGTATCTAATGGCATCATACCAAAATCCTTCATTGCTACGTATGCTTTAGCTAAATTATTCTTACCCCAATCCTCACCCATTGAATGTCTTGGTAATGAATTTTGATCAAACATTATAACAGTACCTAATTCATCTACAAGTATATCTGCTATTTGATTATTAACCATATTATAAGCTATTTGATATGGTTTCATTAAATCAACTAAAGATGTTGACTTTGTATTTCTATCTGAAAATACTCTACCCTCAATAGGTAACTTACATCCATATAAAGAATTATCACCTTTGAATTGAAATTGTAATCTACCTGGCTTTCTTGCATTTATACCTACATATATAGGATTTATTTCTGTAGATTCTGTACGCCATGTAGCAGGTATATTTGGTCCTATTTTTACACCGCCCCATACTTCATTAATCCATATCCAATCTATATGCTCACCAAATACTAAATTATCTTTTGTTTTTTGTTTAAATAGATTTGTATTGTACACAGGTTTTTCTGTTAACTTAAAACCTTCATCAACTATCTTAGTTACTACTTCACCATCTTCTAATACACGAGTTAAATGTCCTACCTTTCTTTGTGTTTTCCAATATACTGTTGCAACTCTTAACATTTCAGATTCACCCCAGTTGTATATATCTTCACCTTCATTTAATATCCAATTTACAATATCACCACCTTGTGTTGCACTTCCACCCCAACCAGTTAAAAATTGTCTATATGCTAATGAAGGCATATTAGTATTCCACTTGTGTGATTTAGTAGCATCATAGTATGATCCATCATTCTGTCTACCACCAACCATATAGTTTGCATTTTTTACAGGATATATTTCTTGTAAAGAATGTAACTGAGCTTCTGTCATTAGATATCCATATTTATCTATTACATCAGCTACAGTCATCATTTCAAGTTTACCAGCATAATTAGAATCTGATATATATCTTGTATCTGGAGACTTTTGATAAAATGTAAGCACAGGATTCCAAAGCTCTACTTCATAATCATCTTCCATCATTTTAAAATGCCAAAACTCTCTATCACATATAAGCATATCTTTAAATGCTCTTTCTTCAAGTTCTTGCATTTTAAATCTTTCTTCATCAACAACCAGTTGATGTGATGCCCATTCTTCTACTAAACTTCTATAATCTTTTGAAAAAAAGTCTTCTATTTCTGGAAGTGACTTTATATTTTCTGGTGCTAATTTTTCTCTCATTTCTTCACTCTGAGGATCAGCTCCCATAGATATCATCTCCATCATAAGTTTAGACTCTGCATCAGCTAATAAGTTTTCTTCTACTAGCTTTCTTTTTGATTCTAACATTTCATTATATGATAGATCATCTACTGCTCTAAACTGAACTTTAGAAAATCTTTTTGAAAACTCTCCTGAGAGAACATTAATAACATTAGGGATAATAGGATAAAATTTTAATTCTAAAGCAGACTCATCTTCTTTAGTTAATATATCCATTAAGTCTTTATATTCATTATCTTCTTCAACTATATAATCTCTTTTATCAATAATACCTTTAGCTAATTTATAATTCTTAAGAAGCTTTCTTGCATTATGTCTAAGATAATCCATACCTTGAACTTCTAGCCAATCTATATTCCAAGCAGACCAGTCATCTGTTTTCTTTTTAGCAGATAAAAATTGTGTAGGTTGTGATAAACTGGCAGACGCAGGATATCCTTTCTTATCAGTTTTAGCACCCTTTTTAAGTTGTAAGGCATTCAGTACCCTCATTTTATTTTTTCTTTTTGATTATATAATTTACGGAATGTTTACCAAATGATGAAGATGTTACCCAATATCCAGTTAATCCTGTTGATGTTGTTGTCCAATAGTTATTCATTATCTAATGTTTTTAAACGGAGACTTCTTAAATCCACCTTTTTTTATACTCTTACCTCTACCTATGTTCTTAAAAGGCCTCATATTTAATTTATACAAATTTTGTGATTTTTCCAAGTTATCCACCGACTTATCCCTTTCTTTACGCTTAATATAACCCCTATTAGCTTGTTGTAGCTTTGCAAATGCAACAAGTGCAGAAAATGCTACAAGTCTATCTACGTTAAGTCCAGGGTAATATTGCATCATTTCAGTAAGTAACATTTTATCTGGTATTCTGTCTACACCAAGTGTTTGTTTTATAACCTCACCATTATCATCTAACTCCTCATCTATTGCTTCTCTGATATATTCTATAGCATATGATATTAAATGATTTTTAAATATAGTACCTGTATTCTTCCAACCATATTCTTGATATACTGTACTATTAGATCCAAGATCTTTTAAAAATACTATTTGTTGTTTAGGAACTAAATACTTTTGTTTTTTTCTAGCTATCATGTGTTGTATAAAAAGAGAAATGTTATTCTCTACTATAGTCCAAGCATTATACCATTCTATTATAAGTTCTAACTGCTCATGTGTTTTATTTATATCATCATATCTACCACACCAAGATGCTACAATTTTATCACCTTCAGTAAACCTTTCTAAGCCATTTGCAGTTTCTCTAGTTACCTCTACAGGATTCTTATAAACAAAGATACTACATAATGAATCTGATGTAGTTGTCTTACCCTCAGATACAGGGTCAATAGATGCATAATACATACTAAATTGTGGATTTTTTACAGGTCTCTCCCAAACAACTAGTGATCCTGTTTTATCCTCTCTTTTCTTATCAACTGGAAATTCTGATATAGGTAGTTTATTTGTTTCACTCCACTTAATACCTTCTTGATCTCTTTCTAATTTTATAAACTCATAAGCATATTGTTTGTCTTCTATTTTCTTTAGTTGTTTTGATAATATACTTTGAGGAAATATAGCTTCTTTTCTATATGCAAAAGCTTCAGCAATATTAATTGGTTTTTGTGATATTCTTAACTGATACTGCTCTGGTGTAAGATCCTTCTTCCATTGTTCTCTTTCTTTTTTTATAGCTTCTAATGCCTGATCAATTAATGAATTGCCATAATCATCTATATGCGGAGGCATTGACCATTGTTCTGGAATAAATAAACCACATGATCCTATAGTACCTTTATCATCCATTAGATCAGTTTTAACAGCATATATATCATTACCCACAGGATTTAATATCATTTGCTTTAATGGTTCACATTGATCAAGATCACCCACAGATCCTGCAGCAATAAACATCCCAGTAGTCATCATACCTGATGTCATTGCAGGTCTAATATACTCAAAAGTTTGATCCATCTTTGGTGCAATACCAGCCTCTTCATGGAAGAAATAAGTACATGGTCCACCAACACCAGTAGTAGCATTTTTCTCAAATGAAGCACCTTGTATTTTAGACATAAGTCCTTTATTAGTTCTTCTATTAGCTATCTTAACTTCTATTTTTTGTTCCCATAAAAGAATCTTAGATGGATTAGTAGGTCTATACCAAGCAGTGTGTTCATTTAAAAATGTTTTATATTCATCTAAAAACTTCCATGATCCTTTGTCATTAATATAATCTTTTAGTGATGCACCTACTTTACATATAGATCCTTCTTCAAACCAAAACTGATTTATCAGTTTTGCCATATGAAAGTATGATGATGCTATCTGACGTTTTTTAAGTATTGCTACATGTCTATAATGTAATTCTGCTAATAATTCATATAATGCCATATGATACTGGGCATCTCTTACTTTAGCAAAACCATATTTCTTTTCTTCTTTATCAAAGATTGGTAAAAAATTTAACCACATATAATAATCCCTAGTAAGATACCACGTTTTATTTTCACTATGATATATTACACCCTCTCTGCATTTTTCTTTTTCATCATTCCAATAAGTTACATAATCTTTTGATCTAAAAGGTTTATCACAATAAAAACCATATTTGTTAAAGTTTCTAGCCTGATCATTAAATAAAAAGGCAGTATCATCAAAACTATACTGCCCTGGTTCTAAATAAAGATCTAAAATAAAAAAAGTAAAATCTTCTTTTGTTTTAAATTCCTTATATCCCCATTTTTTATTTTTATATTCAGGAATCTTTTTATACATCTTTAAGTATACACTTAATACCTTGAGAGTTCATTAATAAATGTCTTTCACCTAAATGTTCAAATTCTTGTGATACTGTATTTTCCATTGACCACTGTATTTGATCACCTACTTTAATTTCATCAGTAACAGCTTTACCTTTAGCAACTATTTGTCCTTTAGGTATCTGTTGTACTTGTGATTCTGGAAGTATAATTCCTGAATCTGTTTTTTCTTTTAATGGTACTGGTTTTACTAATACATAAAATCCAATTGGTTTAATTTCTAACATAGTTTTTAAATTTAAATTTATAATTGATCATAAGCTAACCCTTGTCCACCACGAACAGAGCTTTGTTGTTCATCTTTCATATCACTATATGCTCCTTTAAATGACTGTCTTATTTGGTCAAATTTAGCAGCAGTATTCACTAAAGATGTTAAATTACCGTCTCTACCATGCTCAATAGATGTAGTTTCCATATATCTAGCTAATCTATCTAACATAGTTTTTATACCCTTATATGCTCTATATGTAGGTGTTTGATACATTTCTTTGCACATGTCTAATGCTTGTCTTATAGGACCATCCTCTGGAGATTCTTCTAAACTAACTTCTTCTATAATCATATCTTCTTTTTCATGTTCAGGAAGGTTAAAAAAAGGATTCATATCAGGATCAGGACAAGTCATATAAAATACATACTGAAATACAGATAAATAACTATCTGGATATTTTTCAATAATAGCTTTTAAAGACTTTAATGTATAACAGTGTTCTGTAGGAACTACTTTGCCATTTTGTATATCAAATAATTTTATTAACATAAAGGATTATCTTTTAACCACATTATTAAACTTTGTACTTCTTGCTTTAAATATGGTAATTCATAAATTTTTATTTCTTTTATTATTGGTTCACCCTGATCATTGTATTTAGTTATAGGATATCCAAACTTATCATCTCCTTCTTTTTCAAATATAACATGTTGTATTGTTAAATCACCAACTTTAAGTTTAGGATTATGTTTTTTAATTATGTAAGCATATAAACTTAATTGTAAATTATAATGTTTTAAATTACAATCATCTAAATTATTAACAGGTTTATACATTTTTGATGTTATACCTTCCCAGTTAGTAAAACCTTTTTCTTTTATTTCTTTATTAGTTTTATAATCAAGAATATTTATTTTATTGTTCACAATAGTAACAAGATCTGCTTGTCCACATAATCCTGCTGATTTTAAATAAACAAAATGTTCTGGATAAACACCCTCACTAAGCTTCTGTTCAGGTGCAATTTTTGTACCATTATGATCTATTATTGGTTTTATTATTGGAACTTCTACACCATCTCTCTCTATTGTCTTAAATTCTAACAATCTGTTTTCTCTTTCATCATGATACCAATTACCTAAAGTTATAGCTCTTTCAGATTCTTTATTCCAAGTATCTAAAATTTCTTTTGGCTTCATACCATACCATTTAGATCTTTTATTTTTTGAAGACTTTTTAGCCTGCGCATCTGCATCAAATTTAGGTTTAAACATACCTACAAATGATGTAACACTTGTCCACTTAATTTGATCTTTTTCAAGATCTTCATTTAGTGTTTCATAAACATGACCATCTGATTTAAATATTACTGGCATTAGTCTTCTCTTTTTAAATTTTCTTCTTGCTCTTTAGTTACTACAGCTTTCCACTTTCCTATTGGACAACTTGATGATAAAGCACGTATTTTTAATCCCATACTACAACCGCATTTAGCACAACAAGGTTGTGTACCATTTACAGCACAATCTTTACCATCTGTATCAAGATGTTCACATACAGAACAATCTGACCATCTAATATCAGCAATTTGTTCTACATGTTCTTTTTTAATAACATTGTTTTTTATTCCTTCAAAAATTTGATCTAAATTATTGAAAGCACCTAATAATTTATTCCATTTCATTTCTAAATTCTTTTTTACTTATTATAGATTTATTAACCATATCTAAACCTCTTTCCATATCTTTTATTTTTTCTTTTATTGGCACTGATTTATCATATCCATCAAATGTCATCTTCTGTAAGTTACCTAATATATCTTTTTGTCTTTTAATAGCCTTTATAAGTTTATTCTTTCTAAGTGAAAAAGTACCTAAATTAGATACCGTAATTTTATTATGAGTTATATTAGATAAGTTTTTTCTTACTTCACTATAATAGAAAGTAACTAAATCATCTACTACATCTTTATGTACTCCTATTTCTTTAGAAACTTCTTCAAAAAAACTTTTATGACTCTTTGGTTTCAACTCCTAAAATTTTTGAATCCAACAATATTGTACCTTCAGTTTGTATATTCATATCAGGGTTAATAATTATAGTCTTTTTATTAGATCCTTTTTTAATAATTAAATTTTTCTTTTCAGCTTTAGCTAGAGCATTCCTACAAGATTGTGAGCTCTTAAAAATTTTTTTATCAGATATCAAAGAACAAAATGATGTTAATTCTACTTCTCCTTCTTTTGCTAATTCGCATAAACAATTTAAATCAGAATTACTTATTAATAAATTATTTAAAAAGCAATAAGTAAGGATTTGATATTTAATAACCTCATCCTTACTCATTTTAACTTTTATGTCTACTTTATTAACTATAGCCATGAGTGCATTATATCTTTACTTTCAAGCAATGTATAGGTAAATCTATTTCCCCATGTATCTCTTGCTTTTCTACATATTTTCATAAATAGTTTCCAATCATCATTTGCAGCAATCACTTGACACCCTGCAGACCATTTATCTACTTGACTAGATTTTTTACCTGCATATTTAGTAGCTCTATGTATATTAATTCCAAATAAACCTGTTTGTACAGACTCTTCATGAAGATTATACATATGATCCCTATTATCATCTCTATATACTGAAACAGGTCTATCTTGACCTAATGCTTCATATCTACCTTGATGCTTTCTAATAATATGACTTCCTCTATATTGCCCTGGTTTAAGTATAGCAACACCCTCCTTTCTCATAATATTTTCTACCCAATGAGTTCCAGGATCTGTTGTACAATCAAAACAATGAAATTGCCATTCACCATTAACTTTATAAGACAAAGTTATTTTATCATCAAAACGGTTTGTAACTTTATCTTTAGTATCTGAGTTTCTTATACCCACAATATTTAGATTATAGTCACCTTTTTCAAACCACAGAAAATCTGTTTTACGCTTGATGGTCTCTTGAATCTTTTCTCTACTTAACTGCATCTTCTGTACGTTTTAAAGTTTTAACAGCCTTTCTCTTTGCAGCTTCAAATTCTTTTGCAGCTTCAACGTTTCCAGTATTTTTTGATGGAGCTTTTGCAACTTCAGGAATTTCTGGTGTTGGAGCCATAGATTGTGCAATAAATTTCTGAGCTTGTAATCTTTCAGCACGCATTTTCTCTATATCTCTTAATATAGTTTCATATTCTAATTGAATTTTTAATGAAGGAATATTTTCTTCATAATAAGCTGTAATTTCAGCTCTTCTTTTTGCCATTTCTTCTGGACTTAAGTCCGTAGGCAGATCATTTTTTGCCATGATTTTAAAATTTTAAATTAATAATAGGCAAATATATATAAAAAGTTTAAATAAAAAAAGTTTAAATAAAATTTTATATTTTTTCTATTGATGTATGATTACATATTGCACTTGCAGTATTAGCTCCTAAACTAACCCATACTGCTGTACTTGATGGAATTTCAAAAGGTGTATCTTCAAATACATCAATAGTATAACCTACAGCAATCTTTAAAGATTTAATAATATAATAATCAGGATTAGCACCTGCACCATCAGTATCCAAAAAAACATTAACAACTATAGATCCAGGATGAGTATTAGCTATTATTAAAGAATCTATTCTTGTTTGATTACCTAAAGCATCTAATGCTGGTGTTACACGCTGTGGTGTTGTTCCTGATAAATTTACTGTTGTTGTTGCCATATTATGTTAATGTTAGTGTTATTGATTTAGTTACTGATCCGGTTTTACCTCCAAAGTCTGTAGTTACAGATAATGCTATAGTATAAGTTGTTTTACCTTTTACTGTTGTAGCAACCATATCTCCAAATGATAATGTTGTCTTAGCACCTATTCCAACTAGTTTAGTATCTCCGGCTAGTGCTGTAGTGCTACTAGTACCTAAACCAGGAAATGTAGTCTTAGCTGTATTAGCTGTTATAGCATTAGCCTGTGCTGTAGATATAGTTGTTGTATCACCTGCTAAAGCTGTTTTATTTGTTGTACCTAATCCCGGAAAAGTAACTTTAGCCGTGTTAGCTGTAATAGCATTAGCTTGACTAGTTGTTATTCCAGTTTTATCTTTATTAGCTGAAATCTCTGTTCTAAGATAATCTAACTCTTCTTGCATTTCCTGTATTTGATATATTAATGCTCCAAATTCAGGATTAGTTCCATCATCTGCTAAATCAGCAAAAGTATTTATATGTCCATCATCATAATTAGCTTTAAGCTTATCTTTATCACTTCCTGTTTTATTATGTACTGCTGAATATTTTTTATCTGTTAATGCCATAATTATTATTTTAATCTAATTCTAAATATAATATTGCTTGACCATATACTAAAACTCTTTGTGAACTTTGTCCCCCAGTTGTTCTCATGTGAAAAGCAAATGAATCTCCAGCTGCTAAAGTAGCATTAGCTCCAGAAAAGTCAAATGTTTTATAATAAGGAGCATTTTCTGTATATAATCCATCATTATTTGTAGCTGTTATTGCGTTCATTGTTATAGTAGCTCCTGTTCCTCCTGCTATTGGTGTAAACTTAGAAAAACCAAAATCAATATCTGCTGAATTTACAACACTAGAACTCCAATAAAAAGAAAAACAAAGTTTTTTTAATGTACATGCAGAAGGAGCTGTGTAAGAAGCAATTCTTCCTTGGTACTTACTATTACCACTAGATAGATTTCCAGGTGTTGAAGAGTTTCCTAATAAAGCCAATGTAGTAGATCCAGCACTATACCAATTATCATCATGAAATAAATAAAATAAATAACTACCAAAGTCTTTTATTTGAACATGCACCACTTGTCCTGTATTTTCTCCTTGTAGTTGTATTATCCCATCAGCATTTGGTAATTGAACTTCTTTATCTGATGATAAAGGGGCACTGTCAAATGCTTTTAAAGTAATATGATTAGTAGCATATCCTGTATCTTCATAAAAATTTACTTGACCAGTAGCGGTTCTTCCTCCAGTTGTACCACCATAAAGATCTAAACTACCTCTATTGTTTACGTGTGTTAATTTAGCAAAATGAGTTGTGTTATCTTTAAAGTCTATATTACCACCATCAGCATTTAATTCTATTTCTCCTGCTGAATTTAGTGTTATATCATTAGATGCATCAGTTGATTGTATTTGAACCGCGCCATCTGCTACAATAGTAAGATCCGCATTATGTGAAGCGTTATCAACGGTTGCTAAAATAGTATTACCAGACGCTTTACATTGTGTAGTAAAGTAATTTCTTATATCATTCACATCATATAATTTTGTAAATGATGAGTTGGCGGCACCAGCTTCAACATAAATTTGAAACAACGCATCTGGTCTTGACGTACCTGTTCCTCCTGCTAGATTTGCAGCAGGTGCTCCCAAAAAAGTGTACATTCCACCAGGTTCACTTCCTGTACCTATACCAGAACTAAATGTTTGTCTACCTGCTGCTATATCAGTTCCTGATCCTGAATCAGCACACGCAATAATAAAACGATCACCAGCTTGTCCTGCAAGACTTGTAGGAGTAGTTATAACTGCACTAGAGGAAGTGGGTAATCCTATAGTTAAGGTATTACTAGCATATGTTAATGTAGATTCAATATCAAGGGTATCAGCACTTGCATATGTAGCTATACCATTAACTGTTGTTCCATTTAATGCAACCTTTGTATCTGTGGCATTAACAGTTATTGTAGTACCTGAAACTGCTGTTGTTACATTTGTTCCACCTGCAACTGTAAGAGTACCTGTAGTTGTAATTGCTGTACCTGTACCAGAATCTGCAGCTGGAGTAATAGAGGTAACAGTTCCACTACCAGAACTAACCGTAGTCCAAGTAAGTAAACCATTTCCGTCTGTAGTTAGTACTTGCCCTGCATTACCATCATCATTAGGAAGAGTAAGTTCATAAGCGTATGTAGCAGGATCTGGTGGAGTAAGAAGAACACCACCAATCATTAGATCATCAAATATGTTGTGTTTTCCTAAGTATTTCATTTTTTGGCAAATTTCTCAACGCCGCTAATACCAAAGCAGCCGAGAACAACCCAAACAAATGAATCAATTACAAGATCATAACCGTACCAACCAGTGGCAAGATCAGCAATCATTATTATACACATAATTATAAAAGCTACAAATCCAACTATAGCTTTTTCATTCCAATCATTATTATCTTTAAATATTTTCATTACAATAAATTATTAGGTCCCATTTCCATTCCATAAGGACAACCACATCCTTGAACTTGGCCACCTTTTTTATATTTTAATTTAGCCTTTTCTATTTTTTCTTCTTTTACTTGACCAGAAGTTGTAATAAATGTTTTTTTCTTATTCATAATTATTTCTTTTTACGTTTTTTCCAACTAATTCTTTTTGAACTAGTTTTCTTTTTAGCTGCAGATGTACATTGTGCTTTAGTAGGTCTACAAGCAGGATACGGTCTCTTTGACCCACCTTTTGCTGATTTCCTTCCACAAGGTTTACCAGTCTTACAGTCTATCCAACCTTTACCTTTGTTTCTACTAAACCATTTATGTAAGCTTTCTTTAGCCATTATTTTTTCTTTTTCTTAGACTTCTTTTTCTTAGACTTATTACCCCAATTAGCAGCACCTACTTTTCTGCATCTTACTAGTGCCCCTGATGCATAAGCTGATGGCCACACGCTATATCTTGATCTCACTTTATTATAACATGCGTCTCTTTTAGCTTTTTTCTTTTTTTTTGCCATAATTAATTATTTTAACATTTCCAACGTTTTCTTGCAAGACAAGCTCTTTTCTTAGGAGTCTTTCTACAATCTATTTTAAACTTTTTTATTTGTCCAAGGTTTCTAGCACAAAAAGATCTTTTACGTGGACCTCCTCCTGGTTGTGGAGCTTTAAGTTTAGATCCAGTTTTTCTGTTAATCATCTTACGCCCTTTTGCTGTAAGACCGCCTGATTTACTTTTACATCCATTTTTTATGGAGCAACCTTTCATTGCACCTTTCTTTTTGCTTGCCATAATTTATTTTTTTACATCTTCTGGCATGTTATCCCAAGTCTCTTTACAATTTGTGCATAGCTGCACAGTTTTCTCATAATTAGCATTATTACTAAGTGATTCTGCTAAATTTATAAACACACTAGTTGTTTCGGGTCTTGTACTATTACCATTACATACTATACACGCCATTTTTTACTTTTTCTTTTTTTTATGTTTTTTTCTTATTGCTTCTTTACCTCTCTTAAATATTGCAGCAACCTGTGTCTTCTTCATAACCTTTGCTCTTTGTTCTCCTACAGTTAATATCTGTATCTTTCTAGCATAAGGTTTGTTTATTTTCTTAACCTTAGCCACAGTTGCTCTAGCGTCTGCAGGTGTAGCAAACTTTATACGTACAGTATCTTTAGGATTCTCATCCGTATACAGTCTTCTACCACTGCCTTTTGGTTTTTTACCAGTCCCTACTTTAGGATCTTTCTTTTTCTTTCCCATAATTTAACGTTTACCTCCATCATATTCTACGGCATAGCCTTCTTTTACGAGACAATCATTTACGCAAACTTTAGTTATTACGTCTTTACCAGCTATCTTGTCTATATGTAATCTACCAAGAACTCTACCGTATTTACCAAGCTCCTGTGATTCTAGCTCAAAATAGTTAGCAGCACCATCTAATATTTCAATCAATCTTTCTTTTGCTGCTAGACCTAACTTCTTTTCTACTTTATTTCTAGTTCTAGACTCTGGTGCATTAATACCAGCGAGTCTAATTCTTTTTTTTATTTTAACATCAAAGCCTAGATCAATCTCTGCATCTATAGTATCACCATCTACGACTTTAATACATTTTGCATTATAACTATACATTTTCAAATTTTTTATTTTTCAACTTCAAAAGTTCAGCACACCGCTCATACTCTTCTAAATCTTCATAATAATAAATAACATCATCCCACACATCCTCATCTGGTTCTTCTGATGGATCATAGATCATTATAGCTTTTATACCAAACTTATCCTTAGCATCCATTAATTTTTCAAACGTTGTTTTTTTTGTCAAGACTTTATACGCATTTTCAAAGGCACTATCTACGAGCATTTGTTCATACTCATATTTTTCATCTTCCGGAAGGTCTGCTAAAAAATCATCATGGTTTTCTTTCATATTTTTTTAATTTAAATTTTATATCCCCCTAACCTTTTTATAGGAAATGCATATCCCCCTACATTATAATATAATAAATTTTTA